AGGTGACATAAGAATGAAGACAGCGAAACAGGTAGAAGAACTGATCAACCAGCTGAAGTCAAGCGGGATCCCGCTGTCTGACGCGGCATGGCAGACGGCGCTGGCCTGCGTCGGGTGGCCGTACATTTTCGGAGACCGAGGAGAATACTGCACGCCTTCTCACCGGCGGGCGGCGTACAACTCGAAGGGCGACGATCATCCGACCATCAAAACGAAGTGTAAGAACTTCAGCGGGACCGGCAGCTGCTCCGGGTGCACGTTCTATCCTGGCGGGCAGACCAGGGCATTTGACTGCCGTGGGTTCACGTACTGGGTGCTGCTGCAGATCTACGGGTGGAAGCTCATGGGCGCCGGCGCGACCAGCCAGTGGAACACGGCGGATAACTGGAAATCCAAAGGCACGATTGACTGCATGCCGAAGGATACGCTGTGCTGTCTGTTCGTCCAGAAGGGCAAGACGATGGAGCACACCGGTTTCGGCCTGAATAACGAAACCATTGAATGTTCCAACGGCGTGCAGCATTTTACCAGCCGGAAGGCAAAGTGGACACATTGGGCCGTTCCTGCGTGCGTCGAAGGAACGATCAGCACACCGACACCGTCAGCTGATGATAATCAGGGATTCCCGGAAAAGCCAGGGTGGCGTCCCACCATCCGGAGGGGTGACAAGGGAACAGAGGTCAAAGAATGTCAAACCATGCTGAAAAAGCTTGGCTATAATCTTGGATCATGCGGCATTGACGGCGATTTCGGCACCATGACCCGGCTTGCGGTGATCACCTTCCAGCGTGATCACGGCCTGGGCACTGATGGAGTTGTCGGCCCGATGACATGGGACGCGCTGGAAAAAGCTGCCGGATCTGTACAAAGTACAAGTCCGGAGAGCGTGAAGACGTACAGCGTCATCATCAAGGGGCTTGATCTGACGCAGGCCCAGGCTATCGCATCCAATTACTCTCCGAACGCGGAGATTGTCGAAGGAGGTGATGGGAAATGAATCTCTATCAATGGCTGTGCTTACTGGGTGTTCAGGGACTGATCACGACGGTCATCTCGCTTGTGATCACGAAGAAGATGAACAAGGCCGAGCAGAAAGCAGAGCAGGCGCGGGCCCGGGCAGAGGAAGCAAATAGGACCGCTGAGAAAGTCGCGAAAGCAACGTCAGAGGGCGTGAAGGCGCTGCTGAAAGACAGGCTGCTGCAAGGATACAAGCACTACATTAATGATGTGGGCTGGGCCGATGAGCATGACCGGGACAACATGAAGGATATACACGCCCAGTATCACGCCCTGGGCGGAAACGGGGACATGAATGATCTCAGGCGGACATTCCGGCACCTGCCAACCGTACAGGGTGGACCGCAGACGGAAGTGTCAGACGACGAATAAAAAAGGAGGATCTCAAAATGTGGAACTGGAAAGAGTGGGCGATCGCAGCGCTGATCCGGGCCGTGAAGACGTTCTTTCAGACGTTTGCCGGCTTTATTGCGGTAGGTGCTGCAGTGAACGAAGTGGACTGGCTCCGTGCACTCTCTGTGAGTGGCGTTGCTTTTGCCCTCAGCCTGGTGACGAGCCTGGGAGGTCTGCCGGAGGTCGAGAAGAAACCTCCCGCGGATAAAGAGGAATAAAATATTATACTTTCATTTCATAAAAACATGTCAAAAACTCAAATAATTTCATAAAAACATGTCAAAAACTCAAATTGAAACAAAAAAAGATCGGCCGGATTTATTTCCGACCGGTCTTTTTTCATTTGCGGAGATCTGTCAGCCAGGTTACGAACCCGATCCTTCCATGGAGGAAGAACAGGTGCGGAAGCCGGGGTTCGACTTTATCCGCGTCGTGTGGAGCATACGACAGCAAAGTCGAACCCTTGCGGAAATCCGGGAGGCCCCGGATTTCTTTAGGGATCTTGTTCTTGAAAAGCATCTTACCCTTCTTATAACCGTCCGGGCCCGGGAGATTCTCATCCCCGTAGAGATGATTGATGCCGTTAAAGTGGTTCAGATAGATTACCAGACGCCCGTCGTTATAGAGATAAGCGGCATTCAGGAACTTATCAATGATAAATTTCCGGCACGCCTCGTTTTCAAGGTCCGTGACTGTGAGCTTGAAAAAATCGCGGAAATCGTCTCTATCGAATCCGCCAAGATTGCATTCGATCCTCTTCTTGGCGATCCTGACGTCAAGATCGCGACGCTGATTTTCCAGGGCTTCGATGCGCTGGCCGACACGGCCCTTAGCAACGTCCGGCATATCGATCAGGCTGTCGATGAGCTTTTCGACATCGCCATTGATCCGCTTGACCTGTACTTCGAGCTCCCGCAGCTCCATGACGTCTTCCCGGTCTTCATATTCATTCATGACGGTATCAGCCAGGATCTCGATCGCTTTGCCGGAATTGTTCGTCAGTATGAAATCGGCAACCGACTTGCAAATCACATATTCGATTTCCAATTTCCGAACGGTTTTCGAGTTGCACTCGTGGCGGTCGTGTTTCTTTGTGCTGCAGGTGTAGTAGTAGTGATATTTGCCCGACCTGCTGACGCAGCCGTCACCGGCGAACCGATTGCCGCATTCTCCGCAGAACAGCTTTCCAAGGAGCCAGTAATGCACGCCGGGCTTTCGGTCAGCTGCCGGCGCACGGCGGTTGCTCTCGCGCTGGATGATCACCCGGTTGAAAATGTCCTTATCGATGATTGGAGTGGAACAACCTTCCACGGTCTGTCCGGCGAACCTGAAATTCCCGATGTAGGCCGGATCGGTGAGGACCCTGGTTATAGACGACATCTGAAAAGGCCGGCCATGTTTAAACAGGACGCCGCGTTGATTCAGATCATTTATAATTGAACTCATTTTTTCGCCATGCACGTAGCGGTCAAAAATCTCTTTGACGATTGGAGCAGTCCGCGGATCCGGAACCAGCTTGTGATCCTGGTTGATGTAGCCATACGGAATATTTCCTCCGGGGAACCACCCCTTCTCGATGCAGATCCGCTGGCCGCGCTTGATCTTGACCGACAGGTCTTTCGAATAGTATTCAGCCATGCCCTCAAGGACAGATTCCAGGATGGTTCCCTCCGGATTGTCTGAAATATTTTCCATAACGGAAACGAGGGAGACGCCATTCTTGCGAAGCTTTTGACGATATGTCGCGGCCATGTACCGATCACGCGCGAAACGGTCCAGCTTCCAAACCAGAACCAGCGTGAACTGGCGCTTTTCAGAATCGCGGATCATGCGGAGGAAATCCGGGCGGTCATCCTTCGTGCCGGAGATTGCGCGGTCAATGTACTCGCCTACGATAATAATACCGTTCCTTTTAGCGAATTCGTAGATGTCGCGCAGCTGGCCCTCGATCGACTGCTCCGTCTGGGAATGACACGAATAGCGGGCATAGATGACCGCCTTCTTCCCGTTGTACTTGTTGTCCATAGTTTTTTTCTCCTTTTTAAATTTGCAGATTTTTCTGCTTCATTTCTAATATCTGCAAATTTCATTTTTTTTTACATCGGAATCATGGTGGCGAGGGAAATGATCAGTGGAAATTATTCGTTCAGGAATTCAACTGCGCTGAATTTTATTAAATCAGCATGGCTAAATCTATTCTGCCATCGATTTAGTTGTACTGAATAAATAATTATTCAGCATGACTAAAACTTTTCAGTCTACAATTTAGCATTACTGAATGATCTATTTTTTCAGTAATACTAAATCTTTTGAAAACCAAATTCATCCAAACTGAATCAGTAGTATTTGCAGTCAAAATGAAGGATCAGGTTCGCGTAAAATCTCGCTTTAGGATCCGCGCTTCTAAAGGCTATCAGTAGTTCGCGTTCCGTTGTGGTTACGGCCCGGTAGGGATAATCTTCTTTCATATTGCATACGGCATCAAGAGAGAGGTTCAGCGTCATACACATCTTAATCAGATGCTCCAGGTCTATTGAGGTCGTCCCGTTGGTCCAGTTAGACACCGCGCCGGGAGAAACACCGACCCTCTTGGCTATCTCGACGTTGGTCAGATCCGACTGACGGACTGCTGTGCTGAGATTTTTAGCGATAATCTCCTTATACGACATGCAAAGCACTCCTCCCCATATTCAAAGCTATTCAGAAATATAAACAGAAATGATATCTCGGTCTTTATCTTGATCATAATCAACAGAGCCGATCAGGACGGTCAAGTCTTCCGGATCCATATCATGATCCTCCGCAAACCTAACAGCTGAGGCCGGGAGGACGCCGATAACCGAACCGTCCTGCATAACAGGATACTTATCTTTATCCAGATCGTAATCGACAGAACATTTATCTCCAACCGCAGGAGAAGAGAATTCTTCCGGCTTCCCGCTCAACTTGTAAAGTTTTGCGTCAGGATGTCCGGAGAGAAAACGGGCGATTTTATCAACGTAAAAGAAGAGCGCGACTTCTAAATCGCTACCGTCTGGTGAGCAATGAGCGACACAGGAAAGATACGGATCGCCGCACTTATTCCAATCACGTACCATGTCGGCAAGATGGTTTTCCGGAAGTGAGCCAAGTTTCAAAGTATCCTGATATACGTCGATGGAATCGCCTGTATCAGTGAGGATCAGGGGCTCCCTCCAGAGGATCAGATCAGACGACACACCTGCTGAAATCAGCTTGACGTCTTCATATTGATAGGCAAGCTGTTTTCCTTCATATTCCTTTGGAACGTGGATCACCTGATCTTCCTCAGCTTCTTCGTTTCTTGAGCGCTCTTCGTTTTCTTCATCAAGACGATGCTGGCGTTCCTGCGCTTCCAGTATCTGCTGTTGCCGGAAACGCCTGGCTGCAGATCTGCGACGGACAATATAGTAGACGATCAGAAAAACGATAACTCCAAAGGCAATGTGAATCTCGTTTTGATGCTTATTATAGAAGTCGACACCGAGAATGATAGCGAGAAAAGACAACATAAAAACCTCCTTTTTATTCGTCTTTTGTATCAGACATTACCTTAAGAACTTCAATAGCTGCTTTCCTGGCCTTGGGAGAAGATATCTTCCATATTCTGAGCATAGACTTCAGCTCAGGATCAGCTTCGACTGTCAATACTTTCAAGGAATCATCACTGTCACTGGACCGAGCCGGTTCATCTCCAGTCATTAACCATCCGGGATCTACAGACAGAGCTCGCGCCAACATATAACATTTATCCTGTTTTGCAACATACACGCCATTCATGTAATTGCTAATGTCGCTTTTCCCCACTCCGCTCAGTCTGGACAATTCTGAAGCTGTAAGATTTTTGTCTGAAATGGCTTTTAGTAAACGAGTCTTGAAATCACTCATTCTTCTGCACCTCCGGAACGTAGAATAACATATATTAAAGCTTAATTCAAGAAAACTAAAATCGTTTTTTAGAAAACTAAATATTTCTTATTGACTTCTTAAATTATCTTGTGGTAAGATGTCCGTGGTTGAGAAATCTCAACACTATATATTGAGGAGGTGATGAATTGTGAGTCGTGTGGTTTTCGATTACTCAAAGCTCAAAGGCAGGATCATTGAAAAGCTCGGTTCTCAGAAAGTGTTTGCTGAAAAGCTTGGGATTAGTGATGCAACGATGACATCCAAGCTGACAGGCAAGACCTATTTCAGCCAGGATGAAATCATGAAAGCAATCGATGTCCTTTCTATTGAGCCGGGGACTACTACAGATTATTTTTTTACCGCAAGAGTTTAGTTTTCTAAACTCCAAAGGAGAGGAGACACACATGAAATACCCTGGCAGCGGCTACAAGCCGAAACCACGATTAGCGTTTGACCGGGGAGAGTGCCCGGAGATTCACTGCCGATTTAAGGAGCGGACGTTTAAGCAGATCGCTGAGATCGCCGAGAAAAGCGAGCGGAGCCTAAACAAAACTGTTGCCACGCTGGTTGAGCTGGTCCTTCCCTACATTGAGATCCGGGAAATCACGGAGCCGCACACGGAGATCATCGTAAACCTGCCGGACCGAGACTGACGGAAAGCGAGGAGGCACACATGAGCAAAGCTATCAAGATCACGCCGGACACCATGGAGCGCATCGTGGTTGACTGGCCGGAAGACAGCAGCAGCTGCGACCAGCTTCACTGGATGCAGGAACAGATCGGCGGCTGGATCGAGGTCGTTCATCCTATCGGGCTGGAGCGCCCTTACGTCATGATCGTGGACGAGGAAGGGCTGATCAAAGAGGATCCGAAGATCAACCCGATTGCGTCCGTCCTGTACGGATTCTTGGATCACGGGCAACCCATCGCCGGCACGGTGCTGATTCTTCGGGAAGCCCCCGGCTGGGACGGATACGAGCTTTCCGGCATGACCGATCAGGAGGCCGACCATCTGATGGAATATCTGTGGCCACCCTATCAGGGGTCGGACCATAAAAGGAAGGAGGATAACGACGTTGTTCAGCTTCTTCAGAAAAAACAAGTTTCAGAAAAGAAACAAAAAGACAATAGCCATGAAGGAACCAGCGGAGGTGAAGCTTCATCCCCGGAGGCTGGCGCGGTCCATCGCTAAAAGCATGGGTGAGATCCACGACTGGCGGCACGCCGTCGCGCAGCTGCCGCGGACCGGACAGAAGTACCTGCATCCGGAACGCCACCGGGACGTAGCCAGAGCGCCGGCTTCATCCGCTGTCATTAAGACCGGGAGGAAATGATCATGAGCGAATATGTCGTAGTTGGCCTGACGGGCATGAGGGACCCACTGACCGGGGAGCTGCTGAACGCGGTTCCGCTGTACGTAGAGGTGCCGGAGAACGGCGAACCGCCGCAGATCCCGACCGTCGACCGGAAGGAATTCGTTCGGGAAGTCGGCCGCAAGGTCAAGGCCATGAAGGCCGCAAAGAAGGAAAATCCCGCTGATGGTACAGACATCAGCGGGAAGCCCCTTCCGTAAACGAAAGGAGACACACAATGAATTATAACACTGATCAGAAGAAAATAGAAGGTCAGGTTTTCTTTTACCGGCCTTATCCCGCCGAAATGCGGAAGCGGAAGAGCCCGCTGACGATCGTGCTGGTCTCGATCCTGATCGCGCTGATCGTGTTCAGCGTGTACGTGATCACCGCCCAGGCTGAGGATACCGTGATCAGCTGCTGGGTGCTGTGCAAGCCGGGTGACCGTGTGAACCTGCGGATGGAGCCGCGCAAAGGCAACGGGAGCTCCATCGTCGGCTGGCTGGAGTGCGGGGACAACTTCCAGACGGACGGAACCAGCAAAGACGGCTGGATCAGGGTCCTTGACCGCGGTGACTGCGAGTGCTGGATCTATTGCGGGTACGTCGTGACGGAAGAGCCGGTGGCCGTATTTGAAAACTATGTCTGTGTGGCGCGGAAATGGGTGGCCTGCCGACGCTGGGTGGACGGGCCGCAGATCGACGGACGTCTCGGATGGCTGCACAACGGGAGCGACGTGAGCGTGTTCTATATCGCCGGAGACTGGGCGGTCACAAGCCGTGGATATATCCGGAGCGAATGGCTGGAGGTGAACCCGGTATGAAAAACGCGAAGCTGCTTGAGCTGACGGACCCCGGCATGGAAGACGGGCAACACGTATACCTGGAGATCCGGTCAGGCTTGACGTCCACTTTGGAGCCAATGATCCTGGAAGAATTCATTATCAGGCCCGGCAAGCACGACCTCGACTATATGAAGTTCAAGGCCCCGAAGGGAGACAATGTCAGGCGGCTGCGGGTGATGTTCTACGGGATGCTGTGGCGTTGCTGGAACGCACAGCCGACCATGACGCAGCGGCTGGCGGCGAGGTGGGACCTGTGACAACAGATCTCATTTCGCGAAAGTGCAGGCGCTGCGGGAAAGAGATCTCGGTGCTTCACCCGGCCCAGTGGGTCTTGAAAGTATCCGGGACGAACGTCACGTATTGGTGCAGCTGGACCTGCCTGCGCAAAGATGAAAAGGAAGGAAAATTCGACATGAGAAAATTGACGCTTGAAGACAAAAAGGAAGCGGTCAGGATCGCCCTGAGCGGAGGGATCCTCGACATTCTGGGGGCGAATGACCATGGCGCTGGCTGATCTGACATCCACCGGCAGGATCCTGGTGTCCGGAAAGGCTGACGCGCTGCTGTACGTGAGCAGGATTCCCGGAGCAAAGAAAGCGGACCAGCTTGCCAACGGATACATGGCATACACGCTGCCGGCCACCCTGGACAGCTGCATGGCACTGAAGAAGCTTCGGATCCCGCTTTCGAAAACATTGAGCGACTTCGGCAACCAGCAGTGGAAGATCCAGAAGTACATCGAGAAGGTGAAGCTGCAGACGGGCAGGGTTGAACCGCTGCAGCCGATCCCGATCAAGGCGCCGTACAGCCTGTATCAGCATCAGGTGAAGGCGTACAACATAGCCCTCGCGCTGTTTGGGCGCGGAGCGAGGAAGGAGGCGG